AACATTAACCTGTTTTTAAGGGTAGCATACCCGTGCGAAACACTGGACGCTAGCGTGTGGGGCAGGACGCAGGTGGGAACGGTTTTCCCGGTGCCATACATTTTTGTTTCACAGGGGAAGGATGCCGAGAATGCCTAAGGTGAATAAAATTGTTACACCTAATAGTATGGAGTTTGTTGTC